TAGGCATGCCCAAATGCACGTTCTTCAAGCACCCGAGAATCGTAATGGTGATGGAGTCTTCGGCTCCGTTAGCGTGACGCAATGGATTCAAACTCTGTATGATAATCTCACCCATATCATCCCACTCAGCATCCACAACCTTCAAAGAATGGTTGCGATATATAAAAGGAAGGCATAGGACGCCTCCTTCACTATCGCGTGGATCGAGTAGAATGTGTGGTAGTTGAGAGAGTTGCATGAGTGACTCCGCGTTAACGTCATCAAAGTCAGAGAACTGATCATCCTTGTGCAGATAATTGTAAGCACACATGAATCTTCCGTAGTAGAAGGGCCCACCGTTGATCAAAAAGGTTAGCTCCACATCAGCCTTCATGACTGAGTTAAGAGCAAGTCGATTGATTACAGTGGGATCTTCACACAGAATAGACCATGGATTGAATCTCAGGTTTATGACTTCATTGACGGCCGCTTCAAACTGGCCTAATTGAACAGGACGCTCCAATATTGTGTTGTTGGAGACTTTATCTCTGGAAATGTCTTGGGTTTGTTCCCACACTCCAGAGCCGCCGGCCATCCAGCCGACTTCACGATCGAGGTAATCCACGGTGTGCGTTTTGTGATCTTCGCGCGCTGGCGAAGTTGTTTTGTTAAAATCTTTACTAATCCGAAATTTTGTTTTGAACCTCCTCGCAAAGGGATTAATCGACGGGAGGTATAATGCTGTCGTTTCGTTTTCCATAAGCCTTTGGGAGGGACAGACTCCGTTATGGTATCCAGTATGGAAATACGCGGTTTGGTTTTGGGGAATGTGCGTCCCAGGGGTACCGAGCCCCGGTGGTAGATCCCACGATTCCAGTTGCATCGCAGCGTGTACGAGCAAGAGGAAACGAAAGAGCAATGACCAGAGATACAAGGTGGCTACTACGTACGTGTAAACAGTAGCAAACCAAAAGATCAAGAGTGCAATGATCATCGGACGTGGGAGAAAACCGGTGTAATAATGATAAAAATGGTAAGCGTAACGATGCGGTTCATAAAACATACTCGCCACACCCCATAGACCAGGTCGGCTTGCAAAATAGCCAGGCCGACGGTCGGGTGGACGAGGAACCAGATCGAAATCGGGGATGCCCGGGACATGGGGGTGAAGAGGATTATGACGCCTCCACACATGCACTGGCATATGCAACTCCGGAACGATTTCACAACTGTTGTCTGTGTAATGATGTTTGACTCGCCAGTCCAAAACTTCCTCGTACTCAAAAGCAGGGAAATTAAAGGACTGCACAGTCAGGTCCACACATGCGCAGGCATCCATCAGGCGATTTCGCTCAGCAAGGTATACTTCAGGACCGTGCCGAGAAAACTCGAGCAGCTTGGTCCAAGCATCGGTCAAAATGACCTCCATATTGCTGGTTTCGCTCTTACGATAGAAAAACAGTGACTTCCAGATCGATTCCAATTTCAATGCACCTTCCCATTCGTTCAGGATTTCATTCCAACGAAAAGAACGGCTGCAAAAAGGAACTTCCTCCAGCCTCTCGTGAAAGGCGAGGATTACTTCTCCCTTGGTAGCTGCCGTGAAGGGCATACCGATTTCCGCGAACTCTCTCTGCATGTTAAGCATGTTGAACTCCTCGTAGTCGGTACTTCCGGCTGT